AGGTACTTAATTGCTTCTCCGAAGGAAAATGTTGCTTCTCCGCCAAGAATTGGGCAGTTCTGGCCATCCGCAACAATCCATTCATCAGAAAGAATATTCTGAATTGTATACTCAACATTCTGTGTTTCTCTTATGTCCATACAGTCACCGTCTTTTGTGTACATAAGGATTGTTTGAGATTCTTCATCATACTGCCAATACCCTCCCCATGATGGAAGTTTTACTCCCCTTCCTTCTTTCATCGTTTTAAACGCTTCTGAAAATTTCATTTTCTCAATCCTCCTCATTTTCTGCCATATTGGCGTCGTCTTGTTCTTGCTTCTTCCTGTCCTCTTTTTCCCATTTCCGATCCTGCTGCTTGTCTTTGTTTGTCCGGATCCAACCGCATATGCCACACTCTCCAATCGTTGCTGCCACAACTGCACATGCATATGTTTCCGGCATACTGTCGCACTGTCTGTACAGCAAGATCATCTGCCAGTTGAACCATATAAAAAAAGCGCCGACAAACATCAGCACCAGGTTCAATGTTCCGACTTTCTTTATCGTCGAAACTATCTTTTTTAATCTTTTTTTCATTTTACCTGCCGCCTCCAGTGTTTACAGAAAAGAATGTTCGTCACTACATTTATCATAAATCTTCCTGATATTCGAAATCGAATGAACTGCTTTTCCATTTGGAAAGCGAGGATGATCGCTACAATAATTTTCATAAGTATCAATATCTTCAATAATCTGGTCAAAATGTTCCTCTGTATGTTTTACATCATGCTTAACCTCATCATTAAATCGAATAATTCTGTAACGTGCATTCTTAGCGTTTCCCTCCTCGATTTTGTCCATGACTTCTTTGTTCAGTACACGACCAATTGATCGTCCCAATGCTGTCCAAGGATTCACCTTGATTGGCGCTACCTGTACTAATGTAAGAACAATAAAAAGGATTCCCCCACCAGCTTCCAAAATCTCTTTTAACGTCATTCCAATACCTCCGTATTTAATCCCTAAAACTTCTATATTGCTCTTACGGCGGGCTTCTTTGGCTACACATAGTTTTACCTCCATTAAAAAAAGAGCCTGTTGTGGCCCTTTTTACATCATCAATTCTTCATCATCTGCTCCGGCGTATTTCCTGCACTGAAACTCCAACATGTCCATATCCTGTTCAATATCTTCAAGAGTCCTCTCACTCTCGCCCTTATTGAAAAGCAGAAGATCATAAATCAATGACCACTGTTTACTTATTATCTGCAGTTTCGTCATTCTTCTTTTGCCAGCTCTCCCATTCCTGAATCTTCCAGGATTTCTTTTACCTTTGCTTTCAGAAGTCTCGGTACCTCTGCATAAGTTTTCTTTCCAAGCATAATCTGCTGTGCCCATAACATTGCCATCATTTCTTTTCCTCCATCATTCTGTAATAATATAATAAAGTTACTTAATAGTTTCATCATTACTGATATACCAGTTCTGACATCTCAAGAACGCATCCTGTAAGCATTTCGTTCGATGCTTTCAATTCTTCAAATTGCTCTTCCAAGCTCTTTTCGACTTCCGGAACATAGGACATATACTTCGCAGGGGACGCTCTTACCGTTTCTTCATTAATCTTATCTGCAGACTCCCTGAACTGGTGATAATCATATTCATACATCATCTGCTTTGCAGAGTCTTCCATCTGTCCCTGTTCAATTGTCACTTTCTGCTCATTCAGGCACAGTGTGACATCTACCATGCCATTATTGACAGGCTGCCAGCGCACTTCTGGCTGACGTTCCATGTATTTCGCTTTTTGCATGCTTGCTAATCCTCCTTTTCGCAGCTGCGCAAACAGCATCAATATTATATTTGTCTTTGACATATTTGGAATCGGTATGTTTAAACCATCCATAGTAACTGATACATTTATAAGCAATCTCCAGAGGGATTTCAACTCCATCCTTCATGCAGTACCAAGCTACTGAATAAGCTCTCCTTGCCCGCAGAAAGATCTTGCTTCTGATTTCTGTGTGGTCCCTGTAAATTACATAGCCCATCATATCTATCGGTTTTCCACGCCTTTCTGCCTTATCTTTTTCTCTGTAATTCTCATATTTATATCCGGTTTTAATGCGATAATCAATCGGGAATAGGTCTGCATCCGGTTTTATTGTGAGTCCGTACTCTTTCAACAGGTACTTTTCTAACGCCCGAGCCGCCCTCTTAACATCAGCTTCCCGGGCTCCTATGAGCAGGATGTCGTCCATATAGAATATACAGAAAAATACAAGTCTCTTGCTTTCAGTCGTACCATCTCGGTGCTTTCTGGTCTTATGTAGGCTAAGTACATACACATAGGCTTTAGACAGGTAATAATTGCACAGAAACTGTGATAAACCGGAGCCGATATTAAGCCCCTGTTTGTATGTCCCTATCAGAAAGAACACAAGATACAGAAGGACTTCGTTCTTCACATCATGTTCCAACATACGTTTCAATTTACGGATATCAACTGATGGATAGCATTTCCTTACATCGCCCTTCCAGGCATACCGAGATTGAGCATATTTCTTTCTGATCTGATGCTCTATTGCTCTTTTGCCTCCGAGCTGTCCTTTTCCTTTGATACTTGCATATTGATGATAGCCCAATTTTCTTCTCCAGAGTTCATCCAGTCCTTCGCTGGCTATTTCGTCAAGAATAAGCTGTTTTACACTCTCCACTCCGATTTCTCGAAGCTTTCCGTTTATTCCATCTCGCCGCCAACCATACTGAATAGGTTCTACTTTCAACTCTCTGTTCTGGATTTCATATCTGAGACTTTCTGCCACTGTACGGATCAGACCAGATACCATGAGATCTCTTTCGTCTGTGTCCCGAAGCAATCGTTTCATAGCCTGCAAACTCATTGAACTTGTGCGACCATGCAGATACTTTGCCACATCTGGCCGTTTCCATTTTTCGTCAAGTGCTTCATAAATTGGATCTTCAATAAAATCATCTGCTAATATATTTACATTCTTGCAGCATTTCTTCATAAAGGCATTTTCCTTTCTGTGTGATTCAGGGACTTTCGGTTGTCTACTAGTCCCGGCTGACAGCGCACCTGCCAGTCTCCCCTTCCCACTCTGCAGATGTCAATCTACTTCATGAGAAAGGAATGGCCTTTTATCACGTATTTCGGGTATTCCCAAGTATAGGCTTCTTCAGCCGGCTTATGAGGTCGAGTATCAAATTTTTTATACACAGAAATTGTCGCGAGGATGTTCCACCAGGCATTCGTCAGGCCATTGTTGCCATTCACGCACGACGGGCCGCTCATGCCGCCATTGTTCAGATTGCCGCGCCGGAGGAGCTCCCGGACCTCATAAGTCCTTAAAATATTCTATTTCATAGTTACTTTAAAATCATTTGTAGCCATTGGAGGGGACAGCCCCTCTGTCAGGCTGCCGCCTGCCATTCACCCCGTACGGCGTTAGGAGAAAGGGTCGCGAGGATGCCCCACCAGGCATTCGCCAGGCCATCGTTGCCACGCACGCACGACGGGCCGCTCACGCCGCCATGGTGCAGAATGCCGCGCCGGAGGAGCTCCCGGCCTGTTCTTGTTCCAGCCGCAGGTTTTCCGCCGCAATACCAGGCATCAGCCCACCAAGCCTTATCGCCTCCTCCCCATTCAGTCGGAATCATTGTCCCTTTACCAAAGTCCACAAGCTGTCCTTTTACATACTTCCATGCATCGTATGCTTCCGGTAAAATACCCACTTCTTCATAAGTGCTTATGATCGTATCTAAATTGGTAGTCAGTAACTTAGCATTGTTGGTTCGATAATACTTATCGACTGTATTGCCATCTGAATCTGTTGAAACAATATGCATGGAGTTTCCGGACACAGAATAACCGCCCGGAAGAATCTCGATGCCATTAATCTTGCAGATATTCTTTCCATCTGTGTTGGATACAGGACTTCCATCGTAACCCTGCACGGAATCAGTTGATCCTGTCTCCCAATGCATTGTACTTACTTTATAAGTAGTTGCAGTTGTAAATGAAGCAGGCACATCCAACACTAAGGCGCTATATGTATCGTCTACTTTCTCAATAGCTGTAATTTTTGCGCTATCAACGATATTGTGCATATAATTATTGCCTCTATCGAAGCTAGTGTTCGAACCTGGATTTCCAATGCTGACCGACGAACCAACAACAAAATAATTCGCCTGATCTTTTGTGAGAATTACTCTCTTTGTATTTTCTTCAGCAACTGCGACATTGTACTGAGCAGTGTAAGCTGTGCATCCTCTCATATAGGCCTGCAGATCCTTTGTTCCGTACTTAATCATTGTAAGCGCCAAAACCCATGCGGCATCAACATCTGTTTCAAAGCAGTATGCCGGGCCTTGCTTTCGTGCATATGCAAAATTTGCATAAGAAGGTTTACTGCGAATAGGCTTTCCGTTTGTCACATACGGTACACCATCAATTTCGGCCGCAGCTCCCTTAGGATGTAACATCCATCCCTGTACCGTATTATCTGGACGAACGCATTCTT